TAATAGTGGGATCAGTGCTAACAGGAATAATAGTAGCCGTGATCTTAATATGAGTGTTAGGATTGTTCGTGAGACCAGCCGTTTCAGAATAGGCGCATTCGGTAGCACTCAACCATTAAACAACCCTACGGTTTAGCTTATGTTAAATTAAAGCTGGCCTCACAGAAACACTAAAGAAAACAAGGAAGGTGCGCAAGTATGGACGAACTAGATGAAGCAGTAAAAGAAATTTTGGAAGTGTGCCCTAAAAATATATCGCCACCCCAATTGGCTATAATAATCGCAAACATTGTCAGCGTGTACAATTTTTCGCACCTGTGGCCGATGGTGGCAATTAAAACAACCGCCCTGCTCTTGGAACATGAAGCAGTGAGCGAAGCCTTGGAAGATGCCGACGATTTTATGGAAAAGTTCTCAAAAGGAAGATTGCACTGATGGAAGCCCAAAGACTAACACCGTTCCAAGAAAACGAACTGCAATGGCTGAAAAAACAAGTGGATAGATTGCAAGACGATGAACACAAACGTAGCGTCGATAGCAACTTGCAGACGTTGAACCTAAAACGAGACCTTTGGATGGCAAGAGAAGAACTAAGTAAGTTTGTTAAAAACCTCAGAAAATCCGGTAAAAAAATATGATAATAGATATCTCAATCGGAATAGGAACGATGACATTCGATGAGGCGCTCAAATCAACAAGGAACGGCGATAGCATCATATATCATGTGGGAACTTACGCATCCGGAAGACATAAGCAAGATGCATTAGACGCTTCAAAAGGCGGAATGGTTGCACTGGTGCAGAAAAAATGCAGAGTTAAGCACCACCAACAAAGCCTTTTTCAATACATCGCACAACGGTCCGCTAAAAGGTTTATGTAGACTTTCTCTTATATAAGGCCCTGCGTGTAAAGCGTGGGGCCTTCGCTCCGAAGTCATAGTGTCAATACTCCTCATCAAAAGTAATGAATCGCGGACCGCGGGACTTATTTAACGCCGTTACAGTATATAGGCTGAAAAATAAAAAAAATAAAAAAAGTGTTTTCAAGCCGTAACCCCCGTAACTTATGTAACTTGGCCTTTAAACCCTTATATATAAAGAGAAATATTGGTTACATAAGTGGTTACACCGACAAGGTAGTAAAATGTAACCAGAGAGGGTTTTCGTTAAAGTGCAATACTGCCTAATGGGGGGGTGGGGGATTTTTTTTATAAAAAGTTTTTTCTGGCCTATATAACAGTAACGGTTATAACAGGGGTATAAGAGTTTATCAGATATTCGTTGAGAGAGGCCCGCATGACTGAAGAAACCACTGGCCCCAAAAAAAGAGGTCGGCCCGTTAAGAAAACAAAGTTTGGCAGTATCCCTTCGCCGCTTCAAATAAAAGAACGTGCCATACCAAAACATAATAAGCTTGTTGATCCCGACAGCCCGCGCTCTGATCCCAGAGGCCGCAAACGCATTTCTGTAAATACTAAGCTTACCCGCAAGCAAGAGCTTTTTGTTAAAGAGCTAGTAAGCAACGATGGCTTGATTACTTTTAAAGATGCCGCGATAAAAGCTGGCTATCCAGAAAGTTCCGCCCATACCCGTGCTTATGAGCTAACCAATCCCCACAAGTGCCCGCACGTTGTAGCTGCCATAAAATCTTACCGTGCCGAATTAGATGCAAAGTTTGATATAAACTATGGCCGACATATTCGAGACCTTCAAAAAATTAGAGACCTTGCTTTAGAGAACGGCGCATATTCCGCTGCCGTCCAAGCAGAGTATCGCAGGGGCCAAGCTCAGGGCGATATCTACGTGAGCAAATCAGAGATACGTCACGGCAGTATCGACAGTATGAGTAAGGACGAAGTTTTAAAAGCTTTGAACGATTTGAAAGAAGGCTATGGCGAAAACGTTATCGACATTACCCCAACTGAGGATGCCGACTGAGGCGGGCTTATATCGGCAACTAAAAACCGCTAATAAGTCTAGACGAAATTGGGTGCTAACTAGAATAGAAAATTGGGTGGGCCAAGGTATCCCCGATTTACTGGCTTGTGACGAATTAGGCGGGCTACACTTTGTCGAGCTAAAGTTTTGTAAAGCTAACGCTGTTAATTTAAGCCCCTATCAAGTTGCGTGGCTCACACGACACCGTAAGAGCAGCAGTTGGGTTTTGGTTAAGCGACAGGCCAGAGCGGACGTTAAGGCCACCCTTCACTTGTACAGCGCCTCTCAGGCCATAGCGCTTGCCGAGGATGGTCTGAAAACCCCGTCGATTGGAAGTTTTGAGCATCCGTTTGATTGGTCCAAAGTTTTTAGCTTGATATCTCCCATATAATCGCTTACCTTAATTTATGTTAAACTTTTAAAATTGGAGAATGTTATGAAAATTACTTGCGAGAGAAAGCTTTGGGACGTTGAAGTAGAGGAATTGATTGGAGAGGCTAAATTAATGTTGGCGTTGAACCAAAATAATAATTGGGTCGGCAATGGTACTCTTTACCGAACTACTAAAGAAAACGTTTTCCACTTTATTGATCACGCCGCAATGTTGGTTACGGGTAAGGGGAAACCTTTATGAATGTGGAGTAAATGGAAACCGCACCAACAAGGTGCTTGCCCTATTCCAGCGGTAGCTGTTTTTGAAGCAAAAATGATTGGCGGGGAAACAATGGGCCCGCTTTTGGCTTTTGAGGCTGATTGGTACTGTCCGGATGATCCGATATTAGAATACCGCGTTAAAGAAGTTTTTGACGCGCAAGAAATAATCAGAAAGGAATTTGCGTAAATGTTTTTATTTAGTTTTTTGGGGCGTTTAATTTACGGCAAGGATTACGATAAATTGAGCCAACGCGCTAACAAAACCAGACGACGAAAAACCACCCGTCGAAAACGTTAGAAATTTAACCCGCTTTACAGGCGGGTTTTTTTCTGTTTATAATATGGGACAAATCGCATATTGGAGAATGCAAAATGCAATTACTAATTACATTTGATAACGGTCACGTTCTTGAAAAGAAATTTGATAACGCAACCAAAGCTTATATTTACGCTAATAATAACGTTGCTTTGAAAAACGGCAAAATTAAATCTATTGTTTTAGATACGGGGCAAGGATTGCGTAATTTATGGGCGGCGCATTGGAATAGTATTTCTAAAATTGAGGGGATGAAATTGCCATGTTAAAAACTGTAGAATTGAGCCGCGCCCAAAAAACAAAAGGCGTCGCGGTTACTTATAGAGCCGGAACAAAAAACAACTTTGGCACTTGTCCTGTAACTTGTGAATTGAACCCCAGCGGGTGCGGCGCGTCGACGATCGACCAAGAATATCTTGATGCGGTTATTGATGCTGTACCAGTTAAAGGCGTTGCTTTTACTTACTCGCACTTTTCCCCAATCTATTGGGCTAAAAAATTAAAGGCTGGTAAAACGGTTATAAACTATTCAGCTAAAACGGCCGCGCTTGCTGTCAAATATGTTGTAATGAAAATCCCAACGGTTTGCACTGTGGCAACTGATTTTTGGGATGGTAGAAAATCGGTTACGCTGGACGGTGTAAAAGTTGTTCGCTGTCCTGCCGAATATCTAAACAATTTTGGTTGCGCACAATGTGGCAATGGTGACCCACTTTGTGCAAAGCTTGTCCGAAATTTTGCCGTCGGATTTACCGCGCACGGTGTACATAAAAAGAAAGCGAGCGAGCCAGATATTGCGGGCGGTTGCTATGCTACTGGTGGAAATGTTCTTTTACATTGGACCCACACGGCTGACCAAATACAGGACGAAACCGATGCCCAAAGGGTCACGCGCTTTGCAAAAAGCTTGGCCCCGCGCACAATTTTGCGCCATCATATAGCGGGCGATATCGGCGCAAATTAAACTTTCTAAAAATTCACTTGAACAAAAACCGCTATGCGACTATATAAGACTTAGGGAATAATCCCTTTAACATTTTGGAGAATGTAAAATTGACACATCATATTGAAAATAGCAAAAATTCCCTTTCCACACTTTTGGAAAAGGTAAAAGATCAGGCCGCTAGGTCGGCCGACTTTTTAGCCCCGACTAATCACTTGCAAAAAACGACCACTCTGGACGGCAAGCCGCAAATTATTATTGAAGCCCACCGCGGCCAACCCACAAAGTTTTTAAACATCAACGATACAGCGTTTGGCCAAATCGCAACCCATGCCGGAATTGACACTAGAACCGCGCGACGTTTGCAGATGGGTTATTCTAAGCAATTTGATAATCTTTTGAATGCTATCTGGGAAAATGAGGCCACCGTTCGAATGATCCGAACCCATTTAGACACCGAAACCTTTGGAACGGCGCGGGCGTTTGTTTCTGATAAGTTTAAAACGTTCGACAATGTTAACTTGCTTCAAGCTTGCTTGCCCCAGCTAATGGAATTACCGCTGCAAGTGGTTAGCGCCGATCTGTCAGAAAAAAGAATGTATTTGCGCCTCAAATCTTTAGATCAATTGGGCACGGGTGCAAACGTTGGGGATCACATGGCAAACGGCATGGGGTTTGGAAATAGTGAGGTAGGCGCTGGATCAGTTAACGTTTACCAAATTGCGTGGACTTTGGCCTGTACTAACGGGATGCAAACCCAAAACAAAACGCGGTCTAGTCATATCACATCTGCGCGTGATGGTGACCATTGGGGCCTTTTGTCGGACGATGCCAAAAACGCGGACAATCACGCGCTTGAATTGAAATTGCGCGATTTGGTGGCCCACTATTCCAGCCGTGAAACGTTTGACGATATCTGCAACCAAATGCGCATGGCCGCGCTTGATGTTATTGACGGTGTTGCAACCGATGTGACCGACGTTGTTAATAACTTAGGGAAAGTCATGCAGTTAACTAAAAAAGAGAATAGCGACGTTTTGAACGGCCTTTTGTCAACCATCGGTCAAAGCGGTTTTGAGCAGTCCAAGCCCCTTTCCCGTGCTACCCTTGTCAACGCTGTCACGGCCGTGGCGCATCGGTCCGACGTGGATGACGTTGACCAGTGGCAACAACGCGGTGGTCAATTGCTTAACATGCCAGCCCGCGATTGGGCCCGCGTCGCGGCTTAAACCCTCTCTATATACTGTAACGATCGGCCCGCCATTGAGCGGGCCTTTTTTTATTGGTTTGACCCAGCGCCCTACATATGCGACAAAACCCATGTGGCGGGCTTCTCGCTGCAAACAACATTGGAGAATGTAACAATGGAAAACCTAAACCCAAACCTAAACCTAAACACTACCGCGCCCCTTAAGAAGGGCCAAGCCGTGCCCATTACAGATACTTTTATCGACGCGCTTATTGCTGAACGGGATGCAGCTAGACTGGAAGCCATCGAAACTAAAGCCCAATTTTTAAAATATCAATTGGCGGCTGAAAGTGAAGCCAAGCTATTGGAAAACCAACGCGGTGCGTGGCTTGCGATTATGGCCGATCCACTCAAAGCAATGATTAGAGCCGAAATGGCGGCCTATGCCGATGACTTTGATATTTCCGCTTATGAGGATGAAATAAAAGAAATTGCGGCTGATGGGTTTGATATTGGTGATTATGAGGATGACATTCGTGATAGCTTTGACGTCGGTCTGATTGAGGATATCGTGCGCGATGTTTTGAAGGCTGCAACCGTTACGCTGGACGTTTGATTATGAAGCTTACCAAACCCCAAACCCAAACGCTAAAGCGCAAGTGGATCGATGGCCAACATGAACATGGCAGCACTCTAGGCGTTTCCTTTCTGGCCTTTCGTCGTACTGTAGAGCCCACCCATGACGATAGCGTCATGGTCCAGTGGTGCGGCATGTACATCGGCATCGAGGCGGATGGTTACCCACATAGCTAGCCCCGTCCAAACATCTAGAACGACTGGCCCGCCATTGTGCGGGCCTTTTTTA